TGTGGCGCTGCCCCTATGGGAAAGAACACTGTTCCAAATGTAAAAACTCCTGCACTGATTCCAAATATGGGAGAGTTGTCAAGACCAGGACCGAATGGGATATCCGGCTTTACACCGATGTCCCCCGCGGCACAGATGCTTATAAGAAGATCTATAACCAGCGCACCGCCACGGAACGCATCAACAACCGCATCCTCAATGGTTACGGCCTGCACCGTATGTTCATACACACAAAGGAGCATTATTCTTTCATGACAACCATGATCGGGATCTGCATCCATCTGGATGCCCGCTATAAACAGCAGGTGCAGGCAGCGGCTTAAACCAGGTTTCCTGCTTTGAGATTCTTCCCGGCCTGTTTTCTGACAGGCTTAAAAGCCATGCCCATTTTTATTCTTTATACTCTCCGAACCGCTCTGGTCCAACAATCATCCATCTCTTATCCCACTCATTTCTAAAAATCAACCCTTCCCCGCCTATTCGCTATTGAGTTTCCGAGACTGCTCTTTCTGACAAAATATGCTACCCTCTTTCTATAAAAACAAACGGAGGTGCATATGGAATATCATTCCCTAAACAACTTAAATGACAGTGACAGGTCTTCACTGACTTCCGTTTTTCAGGGCATCCTTACAAGCCTTAAACACATTTCCGTCAATAAAGCCATATCCTATCTGCGGTACATACCCGAACAGTGCCGGATGCACCATAATTCCATTGAAAACAGGAAACTGCGGTCTTCCCACGAAAAGAAATTCCATCCCGTAAAACCTTACCGCGGAGAAATCTACAATGCATTCATCACGGAAGGCGTGGGCAGCGAACTGTGCGGAAACCACCTTGTTGTCATCATCCAGAACAAAAAAGCCAACATTTACAGCGAAAAAGTAAATGTCCTCCCCATTGAAGGCGACGGCACAAAAATAAACCCCAATTATCAGGTACGCCTTTCATCTGCTGAACTGGCAGACGGAAAACTGGATAAAGAACCTTCCCGCATTATCGTGACAGACATCACCACGATTGACAAAGCCCGGCTCGGCAGACGGATCGGCCGCTTAACGCCGGAATGCCTTGCTGCTGTTGAAAAACTGCTGAAAAACCACCTGGAACTGTAAATTTTCTTGACTTTCCTATTGGAAATGCTATAATTAAGACATAGACAAATAAGTTATCTAGTCCCGCAAGGGACATTGGCCGCAAGGCTTTTCTAGGAAAAAGGGTTGTTTCATGCAACTCTTTTTCCATATCCGCATATACTGTTACCGTGATCTAGCCCGCCAAGCGGGCATTGGCACACAGCTTTTCTAAAAGACTCTCCTTAACCGGAGGGTCTTTCCTTTGATTAAAAGCTCAAAATCCCTCTCTCGTCATACACGCTTCCTATACTTCCTCCATTCCGCACCGCCCGGTCAAGCGCCATAACCGCCGCCACCGCGCCATCAATCTTCTCCGTGGACTTCTCCTTGTCCGGCTTGATATTCCCCGCCGGGTCCGTCCGCACAAAAATATTGTCCATCATCCACCGCAGCACCGGATGCCCGCCGTGGGCAACATTCCTCTCCAGCACCAGCTCCATCAGCCTCTTTGTAGGCGGCGACATATCCTTGAACCCCTGCCCGAACGGGACCACCGTAAACCCAAGCCCCTCCAGGTTCTGGACCATCTGCACCGCTCCCCACCGGTCAAAGGCAATCTCCTTTATGTGGAACCTCTTCCCCAAATCCTCTATAAAACTCTCAATAAACCCATAATGGATCACATCCCCCTCCGTAGTCTCCAGAAACCCCTGCTTCTCCCACACATCATACGGCACATGGTCACGCCGCACCCTCCGCACCATATTTTCCTCCGGTATCCAGAAAAACGGCAGGAACACATACCTCTCCGTATCGTCCCTGGGCGGAAACACCAGCACAAAAGCCGTGATATCAATAGAGCTTGATAAATCCAGCCCTCCGTAACACTCCCGCCCCAGAAGCTCCCCCTCGACCACCGGGAAAGCACAGGCATCCCACTTCTCCATCTGCATCCAACGTGTGGACTGCTTCACCCACTGGTTCAGCCGGAGCTGCCGGAAGATATTTTCCTCCGCCGGATTCTCCCTGGCGCTCAAACAAGCATTCCGCACCTTCCCGATATCAATCGTATGCCCCAAAGACGGGTTCGCCCGGTACCACACTTCCTCCGAAGTCCAGTCCGCATCATCCTCCGCCCCGTAAATCACCGGATAAAACGTGGGGTCCGCCTTCCGCCCGCACAGAATATCCTCCGCCTTCTGATGCTGCTCAAAACAAACCGAATGCCGGTCCGTCCCCGCCGTAGTGATCAGGAAGAACAAAGGCTGTGTCCTGGCATCCCCGGAGCCCTTCGTCATCACGTCAAACAATTCCCGGTTCGGCTGGCTGTGCAGCTCGTCAAAAATCACCGCATGGACATTCAGCCCATGCTTCGTATACGCCTCTGCAGAAAGCACCTGGTAAAAACTGTTCGTCGGCTTATACACCAGCCGCTTCACCGACATCACCGGCTTGATCCGCTTCTTCAACGCCGGGCACTGCTCCACCATGTCCACCGCCACGTCAAACACAATGGAAGCCTGCTGCCGGTCAGAAGCACAGCCGTAAACCTCCGCGCCCCACTCATTGTCCCCGCAGGTCATGTAAAGCGCCACCCCCGCCGCCAGCTCCGACTTCCCGTTCTTCTTCGGAATCTCCACATAGGCCGTATTATACTGCCTAAAGCCGTCCTCCTTCACCGTCCCGAACACGTCCCTGATGATCGTCTCCTGCCACGGAAGCAGGTCAAACGCCTGCCCCCGCCATCTCCCCTTCGTATGTTTCAGACAGCGGATAAACTCCACCGCCCTCTGCGCCTTCGCCTCGTCAAACACTATCCGCCGCCCCCTTGAACAACAGGAGCTCCATGGCGTCGCTCTCCTTATCCTCCCCGGCATCCGCCACAATCCGGCTCCGGGAAGAAGGCGTAAGCCCGAACTGCTCACAGAACCGGTTCATGATCTTCAGGTAAGTCTGCGCAATGGACACCTGCGGGACCTGTTGGCAGTACCCCGAAGGCGTCTCCATGATCGCCCCATGCTCGGAAATATATTCCTCCGCTTCCTTCCACCTGGCATACGCCTGGCAGTACCCCGCAAAGGCCGCCATGTCAATCTCCGTCAGGATACCAAGCCGCTCCATCTGCTTCGCCATCCGCTTCCATTCCTTCTTCGCCTCCGCTTCCAGCCACGCCGGACACCTGGGAGCCTTCTTCTCCGGCTTCGGCTCCCCTGCATTCAGCCCCCTCTTCCCAGGATTCCCCTCCAGCACCTTCACCGCCGTAGGCTTCGGCTTCCGCCCTCTCTGCGCCACCGCACTCACCTCCCTCCGTACCGGCCCACACACCTTCTAATTCAGAAAATCAAACTCCCCGTCAGGCTCCGCCCCGGAATCCCCGGACACATCCCCTGCTTCCATATCCTTCATATCTTCAAAACCATCCCATACCGTATCTGATACAGAACCCTTAAATTCTCCGCTTTCCATTTCCTCCACGGAATCAGAAAAATCTTCCCATGCCGTATCCCGTATAGAGCCGCTGAAATCTTCCTGCAAAATCCCCCGGTCAGAATCACTAAAGTCCTCCCGCGCCTTCCCTAGCACAAAACCATTAGCGCCTTTCCATTCATCCTCCCACACGGAATCCCCGAACTCTTCCCACACAGCCTCCATCTGCGTCAGAAGCTCCCGGCTCTCCGGCAGCGCCATGGCCACCGCATAAGCCACCGTCGCCGTGACCGCGTTCCCGGCCTGCTTGTAAAGCTGTGTCTCCGAATTGACAGCCTCCGCCCGCTCATACAGCTTATCCGGGAACCCCTGCAGGCGGAAACACTCACGGGGCGTCAGCCTCCGGATCTTCCCGCACTTCGTCACCGTCCCCATCATGCACCCCGTATCCAGCGTCTGCGAACAACCCTTCCCAACCCGCCCCCGCCTGGATTCACTCTTCGGAAACGACAGGCACACGCCGTCCCCCGGATAAGCCAGGTCATACCCCTGCTTCGTGCCGTTCCTCACCGGCAGCGCCGTCTCCGCATCCCCGGACACCTCTTCCGTCAGATAAACCCCGTGCTGGTCCTGCGCCGTCAACGTGAACATCGGCTCCCCTGCCTCCTTCATCCGCCTGCCATTCTGCCGCTTCTCCACCCGGTCCGGCGTCAGCACCGCCCTGGCTTCTGATACACTGCCGCCCTTATCTTCTGATACCGCATCCGCAGTCTCCAAGACCCCGGAATTGCCATAATTCGTCAGTCCGCCATTATACTGTGCCACCAGGCACCGTGCAACCTCTGTGACCTTTGGATGGTTCAGCGTCTGGTCCACAAATACCCGGCCGCCCGGCTCTGCACCTCCCACGCAGTACAGCCCGGTCTTCGCGCCCATGCCCCCGCCGTTCGCCCCGATACTCACCGAAACCCCGGACGGGTCATACACCCGGTATCCCTGCATCCCGCCTATAACCTCTTTAAGAGCTCCGCCGTCTTCTCCGGCGACAGGTAATATTTCCCGTCCACCTCTGCTTCTAAGAACTGCGATAAGGAATACCCTCTCCCGGT